CCCAGAGTTCCGATACAGGTCAAGAACTGGTCCAGACAACGCATCAGTGTCAGTGGAAATTAAAGTTAATTGAGCGCCATTATCACCTCTTGTAATTGAAGACCCAGCATTAGCCGCAAACCCACCGTTAAACACAGTCCCCGCCGTGGTGGTCAGGACGCCTGTTACTAGGGCAGTACCATCAATTACAGCATCACCCGTTACATCAAAGTCATCACCGACATTCACATCACCTGCAGTTGTAAGATCACCTGCAGAACTAAGCGTCATCTTAGCAGTAGCACCGAATGCAGCAGTCTCAGATACACCTGTAGTAAATACAAGTTTAGTAAGATTAGAACTAGCACTAAAGTCATCTTCAGCAATAGCATGAATACCAGCAGCTATAGTAGCACCATCAGTACCATCAGAGTCACCTGCAGCAAACTCAACAGAAGCAATTAACTCGTTGGCTTGCATAATGTCTTCTTCAGACTTAAGCTGTAATACGACAGGTTTATTATCAACTGTGTTTGTATTAGTAATAGTTAAACCTTTGTCAGCTACGTGAGTAACAGTTATCTCATCATTAGCTCCAAAAGATAATATTGCACCATCATGTTGTAGTTCTAGGTCTTGAGTTAGTGTAACATCTCCATCTGCACCTATAGCTATTGCATCTATATCTGAAGCAGAACCAATAGTTTTACCATCACCAATAATTATATCATCAGTAAATGTAGCAATACCTGTAACAGCAAGTGTAGATGCCATATCTACTGCGCCATCTATGTCCACAGCATCAAGGTTAGTTGTACCCTCAACGTCTAGGTCAGTACCAACAAATAGCTTCTTAGCTATACCAACACCCCCGTCAACAATCAAAGCGCCTGAAGTTGAACTAGTTGAGTCAGTAGCAAGATTTAAGTTAACAGCACCGCTTGTATCAAGAGTTGTTACAGACGCAGTAGCAGCAGCGCCAGACCCAAGAATACCATCTAGGGTGCCAGTAAATCCAGTAGCTGTTATTTGGTCAGTTGCGGTAATACCATCAACAAACAAGTTAGCCCAACGAGTACCGTCTGCGCCAAGATCGTCAGTGCTATCTGTGTCTGAAACAATATTTGAACCACTTGTAATTCCACCCGTTGCTACCTGTGTAGCTGTAGTAGTTAATACTCCTACCTGTGCCGTAGTGCCACTAATCTCAACATTGCCATTAATGTCTATTAATGTAGAAGTTATATCTATTTCGTCATCTGCAGCAATAGATAAATCACCGTCAGCAGTTGAGCTAATGTGAATTGCAGAGTCACGGAAGATTAACTTTTTATTAGTACCCATTGTAGAATCAGCATTAGAAGCAAACCCACCACTAAATACTGTTGCGGCTGTGGTAGTTAAAACTCCAGTTACACCTAGCGTACCTGCCACCGTAGCATTTACATCTACGTCAAGAGTATCTATGTGTGCAGTACCATCTAGGAAAAGATCACGCCACTCTTGGGTATCTGAGCCAAGGTCAAATGTAGAATCTGTATTAGGTATAATGCTAGAGTTTACATCTGCACCAAACACAACACTGTCACCAGCACCGTCACCAAGATTAAGTGTACCACCACTAAAGGATGTAGTACCAGCTACACTTAAATTACCACCAACAACTAAGTTACCATCTATGTTAGCATTTTCATCAACATCAAGAGTATCTATGTGGGCTGTACCATCTAAGAATAGATCTTTAAACTCTAGGGTAGACGTACCTAAGTCTAATGCGTTGTCTGTCTTAGGAGATACAATAGAAGCACTAATAACAATATCTTGTGCAGGACCTATTTTCGTAACAGGCCCACCTTCTGCAGCAGTACCGTCATGCGTGTGTCCACTTGTGGATAGCGCAGTTACGATTGCATCAAACTCTCCATCAAGGTCTGCAGCATTAATAACATTACCGTCAGCAATGTTGTTTGTAGTATCGTTTCTTGTGTAACCTGTACCCATGATATTACCTTCTTGATTTTGTGGCGTATTCTAACATAGCAGTGTCTAAAGAGAAAGGTGGATCTTGACTTATGCTCTTAAAAGATATTGCTGTTGTAAAACCTGTACCTACTGTTTGAGTGCTAAATATATTCTGTACTTTACCGCCAAAGACAGAGCCACTAGACGTAACCCTTACATTGCTAATTGTCGCAGTTAAAGCAGCACTTATTGTAATAGTTGTACCGCTTATGTCTGTTATAGTAGTATTAGTAGGAATGCCTGTGCCAACTATCCCGTTGCCTATAACCATGTTTGTATTAGCTGCTACTGTTACTGACGTTGCACCACTAGACCCAGAAGCTGTAGTAGCGTATGTTGCAAAGTTGTTATCTCCATAAAAAGAAATGGCAGAGGTAGCGTTACTAAAAGATATGGATTCTGGTTGAACAGAGTTTAATTCATCATAGTCAAACTTTAAGTTAAAGTCAAAATTAACTGAGCCTACAGGGTCTGTGTAAAGATATATTTTATATATTGTTTTTCTAGTTCTAGGATCATTTAAGGGTAAGAATGGAGAAAGGTATTCTGCTGTAATATCAGTGTTATCAAAGCTATTACCATCTTCCATCTTAAATATATGGCCTGTATCACTAGAGAATACAATTACTTCATTAGAATCTACCAGTTTACTGGACGCAGCAAATACCTCTATGCCTCTTATCTCAGACCAAGCAAAATCCTCTCCACCTTGAGGGGAAAACTGTGTACCAATAATTCCTTTGGCTGATGCACCAATACTATTAGGATTAAAAGCAAACACTCTGTACTGAGACTTAGCTCTTATAACAACACTGGAAAAGAGACTAGCAGAAGCTATAAAGTCAGTCATAACATTCTGTATGGTTTTAGATACTACACCTAATCCGAAGTCACCAATCCTATCTGTAGCAGACAGTAGCCTTAGACCATCCCCAGTTAGGAACATAACGTCTCCACCGATCTCTTGTATAGTATCCCCGTCTATACAACCAATGTCAAGGGTAATAGCTGTAAGTACAAAGGTGCTTGAACTAACACCTGTTAACTTAAATATTGTTTTCTCTGTAAAGACTATAAGTTGCTCTCTGAAAACAGCAAGACCCGTGATCTTATCGCCTACACGTATGCTACCTGCTCCGTCACCTGTCGCAAAGTTAGTATCTAAAAATGGGGCCGTAAAAGATAGCACATCTAACTTACCATAGAAGATATGATTTTTAAAGTCTATAACCTGCGTTGCGCCAACTACGTCAGCAGGAGCAGCAATTAAATCTGTAAAAGTTGACCCATCATATATAGCAGGTGAGTTTACACCGTCAACGATAGATACCTTTTTAGTGCCAGTAAAGTTGTACTCACTGAAGCGTGTTCTTAAAGCACCCTCACGACTCAAGCTAATAAAAGTAATTACTGCATTGTCTGCAGGACTTGAGGCTAGATCAGGGTTGATTGCTAATGTAGAACCTCCAGAAGATACTGTGGCGTTAGTAAGAACAGTATATACCTTGTCTACACCTGCTATTGTAAAGACATCTCCTGCCTGAGGTACAGAAGTCAAAGCGTCAACTGCTAGTGTAGCCCCTGTCTGACTTGCACCATTCACTAATACAGTACCATAGGAAGGTACATTTATTTTAGTATAGCCTGCGCCTGTTGTCTGAAACAGATCATTGTTTAAGGCTACTAGTACACTGTCATTAAAAACCTCTACACCTAAAGTCCTAAACGCAGTAGTGTAAGAAACAAAGGTAACTGCAGCGCCGTTAGCAGGGCTTGAAGCTAAAGAAGTAGTAAGTGTTAATGTTGTTCTGTTATTAGCGCCATCAAAGGCTACACTGCCTACAGTATACGTTCCTGTAATACCTGCGACAGTAAATGTATCTCCTGCTGCTGCAGTAGTATGAGTGCCTGCTATAATAAAAGTTGTGCCTGTCTGACTTGCACCAAAAACTACAGGAGAGCCATAGGGAGGTATAACAAAAGGGTCAAACTTAGAGAACCCTAATATGCGTTTATAGCCACCTGTAATAGACGGCTCAAAGTTCTTTAGAGTAGCAGCAGAACCTGGCATGTTAATACCTTGCTGCAGAGGGCTTAAGTTTGTAATTAAGCCACCCTTAAACTCTACAGGGAATGTTTCTCTATTCGTTGCCATGTATTAGAGGACTCTGCTTTGAGAGGCGAATGCGCCGTTAGAACTACCCGAAGTAACAGTAGAGCGTATATAGTTGTACTTATTAATGTATAGACTACGCATCTGTTTAATGCCTTCTTCGAAGTTACTCTTCATAAAGTTAGCTTCTTGTGTCTCTCCTCTGAACATGTAAGCTGTGTACATTGCACCTTCAACTATGATATACCTAAACTGAACAGGTAAACTAGGTACGTCTGTAGCAGCAGATAAGTCTGTAGGCAATGTAAAGTAATCAAAAGATAACTGATATTGTTTGTCGGGGAAGGGGTACAGTAAGAAGTTATTGTCTAGTGTACGTACAATAAATCTTGGTGCTCCACCCTCTGAAAACTGTGTAACTGTAGTGCCACTTGCATGGATAGCAGCAGTAGTTGAATTAACACCTCTACTACAGCCTGTAAGGTCATTGCCTGATATAGCTGTGTATGTAACCTGCTCACCACCTAAGTGAATAGTACCACTAGCAGTAAAGCCTGTTGTAGAGGTTAGCGTTAGAGTTGTTACTGAAGCTGAATGTGAACCATTGAGAGTTGTAGAGACAACTTCATCTTCTTGGTTTATGTATTGTTTATCTATGTATTCATTGTAAGGAAGAGTATCTAAGCTCTGTCCTGAAAAACTGATGGTAGTATCTTTTTTTAGTCTAGCTGTATTATAATCAACGTATTTAGCATCAGTAGGTATTGCGTAACGTACTACTCCCGGAACTAGTACAGACGTATTAGTGTCGTGATTAAAAGGATATGCAAATTCATGCTGGTTGATATATCGTATAGCTACGTTAATAGAATCTCTAACCATAGCGTACTCGCCAATAGCAGAGCTAAAGTTTGAAGCAGTAAGTTCAACCTCATTAAGCCGTCTGTTTACGTCATTAACTAAGCCTAGATAATCATATGCCATTATATATCCTTAAGGTAAGCTAAAGGGGCCAGTTTCCCAGCCCCTGAAGTTTAGTCTTTATGCGAGTAGGTCACGATCTACTTCTTGAGCAGTCATGTCTCCGACTTCGCTTACGTCCATCAACATGGCAAATACACGTAGTTTACCAGCAGTAAAGGTTGACCCTGAACCTGCAATAGTAAGATCTAGTGTTTCGTCTGCAGGATTGACAAGAACGCCAGCAGGTGCTACGGATGGTGCATAGACAAGATCTGTTGCTCCATCAATATCAAATGCTGCAACATACTCGTTGTTATCTGCAGCGTTACCAAGAATTGCCGTTGCGTCAGTGTTTGAATCCATAGTGGCGCTTTCCATAACTTGGAAACCAGCCCATAGAATAACACTTGAAGCAGGTACTGTTAGTGCTTGGATGATGTCACCAGATGAGGCGTCAACTGCACTCGCAGTAAGATCGACAGTATTTTCGATCATATAGGGCTTTCTCGAAGGATTACCTGTCCCACGAGTAGGCGCTAAAAATGTGGTTAAAGTAGCCATAAGTTTTTCCTCCCCTACGCTGCGTTATATTTGGCAGTGACGATTGCTTCTGGACGAAGAATCTTCCTACCGTATAGATGCATACCTCTAACAATGTCAGCAAAGCTGTCAGGGTCACGATATGTTTCCGTTTTGTTGATCTGCTCAGCAGTTGCTACAGCAGAATCATGTCCAGCTACTATAATGCCGAAATTAGCATTTTGGTTTGCTGTACCTGATGTACCAGCACCAGTACCCACTGCAGGCAAATTGCTTGAAGTGTATACACGGAAACCGTGGAAGTTGTTAATGAACAAGCCATTACGCAACCCACCTGATTCACCGAAATCGCCATTCATAAAGCGTGAATCTTCATCACGAAGAATCTCCATGAATACTGGATCGACTACTAACCAGCGTCCTTGTGTGTCAACTTGCTGTTGATCCAAAAGGCGAGCCATACGTGCAACAACCATTGCTGGTGATGCTGTAGCAGTTGGTAGAGAAGTAGCACCCGGCATACGTGCTGTCAAGGGAATAGAATGCGCCCCTGCAGATGTAGTTGTGATGTTACCAAAGCTACCCTTGTTTAGCTTCATAGTGCTTAACAATTCGTCCGTACCTGCAGTAGCTACAGCAACGTCACCATTTGTTGTGGTGTTGACTGCGCTTGCTACAGCGTGTAGAGAGCCTTGCTTGAAACCAGACAAGTAGCCTAAGACTTCTTGGTCATACTGGTCAGCAAGACGATATGCTGCACGATTAGTAGCGAGTTCCATGAAATTTACATGCGAATGCGCTTCCTCAATATCGTCCATCTTAAAAGCAAAATAGTTAGCTTTATCAATGACTAATGAGAAATCTTCGTCATCAAGATCCTGGGCTGTGACCTGCGTACCCCTAGTGTATTCTTTCACAGAAATTTCTGGTTCTTTGATAATGTTTACAGTATCTCCTTGGGCAGCAATCTCACCAAAATAGTCTGAGTTGGTAATATCACCACATACCGTAGATTTACGAAATGCAAGTTGTACTTGCTTGGAATAAATTACGGGGCTGAAATTACCGTTAGGTAGATTTCCATATCCCGCCGCTGTTGAAAAAGCCATATTATAATCCTCCATAGATGTTTGGCTTATGATAATTAAGCTTAAACACTGTGTAAGAGGCTGTTCTTTCTAGGGTGCAATATGTTCTCAGTTTGCCAACTGTGGAACTATCGGGCCTGTACTTAAGCAGGTAAGTCTTATCTTAGTAGTTTTGGCTTGCTTGTAGTAATAGTGTAAAGGTAGCTATTGAATAGGGCTTTACACTACTTAGTTAACATACATAGTTATAACAGTTATCTACGTATTGTCAATACCTTTTTAACGTGCACCCCCAGAAATATCATAAATAAACTTACCACTTCTGATAGAATCCATAATAGAGTCTGCGTTTGCCTCGTATTCTTGTGCAGACATGCGGTTTACCTGA